ACTACATAATCCATTATCTCTATATATTTTTACATTAGGATTCATATATTCAATGATCCCTTCTAATTCATATAAAGTACTTTCTAAATATTTTTTAGTACCACGTTCAATATCTGAATCATGTAAATAATCCAATAAACCCGCATTAATTAATTTTTGTCCACAATTCCAGTATGGCACTGGGTTATTTGATCCAAAATCTCTTAACAAATGTCTAAAAGTATAGTTATGCCACCAGCAATGTATCCACTTTTTAAATGGATATATTTTATTGCAAGTAGGACAAAAATAACTTTTTTCATTTA